GTGAACTGCGGCAGGAAGGTCGTAGCCGTCTCATAAAGGTTCCGAGCCTTGATTTCCTCGCCGCCTGTGAGCTGCTTGATGGTTTCCTCGTCCAGTTTGCCATACTGGTTGCTCTCCGCCATCGTGACGAACCGCTTGCCTTTCAGGGAAGCCAGCATGGGGTTTGCCGCTTCTGCGTTCTTCGACCGCTCCGCCTTGCAGATGATCGACACAGGGGACACGGACGCATAATCACCGAGAAGATGGTGGATTGCCGAGAGCATGGTGGACTTGCCGTTGCGGGTAGTCTTGCCGTGGAGAATGAACATACATTCCTCGTTCGCCATGCCAGGCATGGAGTAGCCCAGCGCCTTTTGCAGATAGTCGGCCTTGTCCTCGTCATTGCAAGTGACCTCAGCAACGAACTTTTCCCAGCGGCGGCACCGTGCGTCCTGCAAGGTGTAGTTGAAATTGGTCTGCATGGTCAGGAAGTCACGCCAGTCATGCTCCCGGAACTCCATCTTTTCAAGGTCGAAGGTGCCGTTCTTACAGTTGATAAGGTAGGGATTTGCGTCAAACTCCGCCGAAGCGATGGGGAGAACGCTGGCTGCGTCCTTCATCAGCCGGTCACGGAAGCGGCGGTCGCCCATCTTCACGATGAACTTCATGTACTCGCTGCGGCGTTCTTCATTGGCGATCTCTCCGCAGTACAAAGCCATCAGGCGGCAGAACTCCTTGATCTTCTCAGCTACCAGCAGAGAACCCGTATCCTTACGCCATGCACCCTCGGAGTAGGTGAACCAGCTTTTCGCTTCGGGACAGTAGCGGGTGTCGTTTTTGTAGCACTCGGAGAACAGCTCCGCCATGCCGGACTCGTCCCACGAATATCCCGTACCGCTGATCGGGTGACTATGCTCAGGCTGTGCTTCCTTGATTTGAAACATCACACGAGACTGTGCTTCGTCCATGATGTAGCGACCGTTGGAGAGTTGAAAAAGCTCCTGACCTTCTTCGGCGGCAGTCATAATTTCATCAGCCATAGTTTCACTTCCTTTTCTTCATCACTCTCGCCAACACCACGGCGGCGCAGTCCTGAGAGTCTTCGTCCCACCATGCACACATCTCTTTCTGGCAGAGACATAGAGGTGTGTCAGAAGGGGAACTTATCGACAGCGGGCAGATTTTCTTCTCATTCTCCATCGTCTACACCCCCCATAAAAGAAAGCGTTCTTCAAAGCGGTGTCCACATGGCGCATGATCTCAGGCGGCAGGGTGCAAATGTACTTCCAGTCCTCGGTCACATCAATGACCCGAACCTGTTCACACTCAACCATGCTCGGCTGTAAAGAACCCCAAGTGACCGCAACATGGGTCGGCATTTCCAGCCGCTTGAACTTGGTGGTCAGGGGAACAACAATGCTGGTTGGCGAAAACTGGTTGCCGACATTGTTCTGTACAACCACCCACGGACGCTTACCGGCCTGAACATGACCGCTGGCAGGCAGAGGAACATCAATGATGACAACATCGCCACGCTGATAAGGTTTCATAATTACCTCCTGTTATTTGAACGGTTATTCTGCTGTTCTTTTTGCGTAGCCCAACGACAATTAGCGGGTTCGTAATTTCCATCATTGTCAATCCGGTCGATGGTTAAATCGTCCCGATACCCGTGAGATAAAGCCCAATCCCGAAAGTTTACAAAGGAGTCCCATTCAGGGCAAACCCTAATACCTCGTCCGCCATACCGGTAATAAGGCTTGCTTTTGGGGTTATTACATCGAGTACGCATACCTGTCCATATCCGGTGAAGTCGGCTATGGCATTGATGGTGTTTGCTTCTTCTGATAGAAATTGCTTCTCGGTTCCAGCACCCGCAAGATTGGGTATTACCTCGTTTCAGATTGGAACCGAATACAACGATTTTGGTCCTGCACTCACAATGACATAACCAAAGGGCTTGTTTGGTGGGGCTTGACCCTGCTCTTTCCAGAACTTCGAGCCGACCAAACTTCATTCCTGTCAAATCATCAACTTGCATGATTACCTCCTGTACCTTGTAACGGAATTGACAATCAACTCGACCTCAGACTGAGGGAGCGGGGGCTTACAGGCTTGGGAGTTGGCGTACAACAGCTCTTTGTAAATCTCTGCTTTGGTGTATCCTTGGTTGTGAAGCTGACCCGCCAGAGAAGTCAGGCTGAGGTTTCGGCTTCCCGGTGTGATGGGCGGATATTCAGGCTTCAAGTTCAGCTTGCCGTTTTCAGGGCGGCGGTAGATGGGAGAATAGATACGCTGAGGGGCGACCGTGCCGGAGTTGCTTTCTTTTGGAGTGTCGGGGAAATATTTTTTAACGATGGAGTCAATCGCCACTTGATTTTCAACGATTTTTTCAAAAATCAGAGCATTTCCCGTCATAATGAAGTATCGGCTTGCCTTGTAGATTTCAACGGCTTCTCGGTTGTTCTTTCCCTTAAATGGGAGATCGCCCTTCACCAAAATGTGAACTCCTCTACCGCTTCTGGATTTTTCGGTGTATGAGCCGCATTGACCGATAATGTCTGCCGCCAGCGGGTTCAGAAGCCCGTCAGCGAAGCCATCATCGATGTCGATACCAACTAAACCGTCATCACAGAACACATAACCGATACCGTCATATACACCCTGCTCGACAGCGGAAACAGCGTCCTCGAAGGTAGACCATGTATTTGGGTCAGAAGCCGAAGCGGCTTTTCGCACGGTACTTTGCATGGGTACTTTTGAGGTATTCCACACATTGACCCAACAGCGTTTCTCTCTCAATTCCTGCGGTATTTTCTCATACATGGCGGCTACTCCTCCGTCTCCGGTTGTTGGCTTGCTCTTTTGGTGTAGCCCATCTACAATTTTCAGGAGAGTAGTTTCCATCATTATCGATACGGTCTATCGACAAATCAGGTCGGTAGCCATTATTCATAGCCCACTTGTAAAACTGCTCGAAGTTACCATGCCAGTCATCGCAAATGATAATTCCTCGCCCACCGTAATCCTTGTAATAGACACAGTTTGGGTTGTAGCACCTTTGCTGCATATTCTGATAAATGCGATATAGGCGTGTGTGATAGTGTCCGTGCCGAGTATTGGCAGAAATTACACTATCTTTTGCTGCACACCCGCACGAAGGGCATTTTGATCTTTTAATATGGCTGGTATCTCGGTACACGATTTGACCGCATTCGCACCGAAACTCCCAAATCATGTTTCCATAATTGGTTTTTTCAGGGCAAGGTCTAATCGCTGTCAATTTTCCAAACACCTGACCTGTCAAATCTAATCGTGTCATTATCACACCTCAGCTTTCATACGGACTCGGCAAAGACCAGTCCCATCTATCGCCGCCACGGTAGGCGTTGCGGAACTGGTTTCGTTCTCCGTCACCCGAAAAGAATAAATATTCACTCGGAAGAACTCGACCAACCTCTGTCTGTCCGTCTTTCTCGGCATACCAGCGGGATAGCACATCTATACAGAGAGTAATCAACTCGTCATCTACCGGATTTTCCTCTCGGTAGCCTACAAACTGATACGGGGCAGTCACGACCGCCGTTATATCTCCGTAGCCCTGATCGACACGGTTGAGCGCACACCACACACAAGCGGCTTTCTCGGTATCGGAGCTGACCCCTCTGGCTTCTCCCCATAGCATTTTCGCCAGCAACACCGCTTCCTCGTCTGTCCACGGCTGAGGTGTCACCTCCGGCTCTGGCTCCGGGGTGACTACCTCTACCACCTCGACAACGGGAGAAGGTTCTTCAACCTCAACCGTGGGTAGTTTCAGACAGAGGACGATGACAATGGTGATAAACCACAGGAAGATTGAAAATCTCAGCCCTCGCAACGGGTCTTGGGCTTGCTGGACTTGGGCGTTGTCGAGGTGCCAGCAAAATAGAACTTATCGTCTACGCAGATGGGGAAATCGGGAAAGAGCTTGCTGGTAGTCTGCGTTCCACGAGAGCAAATCTGCTCTGCCGCCGCCAGTGACATTTCATCTTTCACGAAGTCCTTTCCGGCAGCCATGATATACGGCACTTTGCCGTTAATGCTTTTCAGCTTCATCGGGTTCTCTCCTTTCACGGTTCCACGCTTCAACATCAACGCCGATACGCTTCAACATTTCTTTGCAGAGCCATGTGTAATCGTCCGGCATTTGATAATACTGGATAAGGCGGTCGGGCTCGGCGGAGAAAGCGTTATAGAACTTCCGCAGGCGCTTTTTGCCGAAGCCAAGATGGACTCTCAAGGTGTAAAGCACCATAGCGTCAATGTCATCGGTGTACCGCCTGTCGGCTTCCACGATCTGACGATTGATTTCCATGTCCATCGCTTTCTTTTCGGCGGCACTCAGAACCGCACCAAACACCTTGCCGCCAGCTTTCTTGACCCTCATACCTCAATGTCCTCGAAGAAGACGGGGTAGGTCTGTTTTAGCAGGGTCAGGAGCATATTAGCAACGACCCGCATATCGGGGTGAGCTGCCATAGCACAACGCATACGACAGAAATGTCGCCATTCTCTGAGGTCAGCGGTCATAACCACCTCAGTCTTCAAGCTGTTCGGCAAAACTGACCGTGCTTCCTGCGGGGTGCAACCTTCGTTCAACAGGTCGAAGTAGGCGACCTCGGCGTGTTCGCACGACCGCTCCCAGATGTGGTAGGTCGAGTCTGTCTTGGCGAAGGTAGAAGGACGAATGACGGTAATCTCGCCGCCGAAGCCTTCCTTACCGTAGTTACAGTACCGAGTGGACTCCTGACAGAACGCCGCCAGACGGTGACGGACGATTTCGTGACTCACACCCCGGTCGCAGATGAAGCGGACTGAGAGAGAGCCATGCTCAATAACAGCTTCGTGTCCCCGCTTGATAATGCCCCGGACGAACTTCTCTGCGCTTCCGTCCGTGATTTTGTCCTCGGACTTGTAGCAAGTTCTGCCTGCGGCTTCGATGGTGGTCAGAAGGGTCTTATAATCGGGAGCGTTGATAAGCTCCACAGAAGGTTCAATGATTTTCACTTTCAGACTCCTACAATAATAATTACGGTTTAAGGCGCGGCAGCCAGCCGCGTCTTTTTCCATCTCAAAGCCGAAGCTGTTAGAATGGGAGAGTAGATGGCCTG